CAAAAGTGCAATTAAGCGTCTTGAATTAGATATATCTATGGATGCTATTAAAGCTGAGAAGGCTGGTAAGAAGGAATAATATTTATGAGTTTTTTAATGCCTAAAACCCCAACTATGCCGCCGTTGATAATGCCGGAAGTTAAAGAGGTTCCAAGCATGGTCGATGAGGATAGGGAAAAAGAACAACGGGAACTTTTACTGGCTACCGAAAGAAAACGTAGAGGCAGACGTTCGACAATATTAACTGACGAATCTTTATTATCAGAGGATATTGAATTGAATAAACCAATTTTATCATCAGGAGCATAATGGGAGGATTTACAGGAAAACAAATAAAAGAACGTAGAGAACAAATGCAAGCTATAAAATCATTACCTACGGAAAAAGAAAGAATAGCTGCTTTAAAAAAGAATCCAGGTCTTTTATTTGTACCCCATCCAGATCCAACCAAACAACCTCAAAGAAAAAAGGTAGATGGAAAATACGTTGTAAGTAAAGGTTTTGGCACTATTGGTAAAAAATTAGGACCAGATGAACGCTGGGAAACAAGACCAGAGAAATTATTAAGAGCCAGAAAAACTTATGAAGCTAACACAGGCAGAAAATCTAAACCTGTGCAAACAGCATTACTTTATAAAGATTTTACAGAAGCGGAAAAAAGAGAATATAAAAAATTGATTAATGCGGGATTGGATTCTCGATTAGCCAAAAAAACATTATTAGGAGCATAATATGGGAGGATTTTTTAGACCAAAACCACCTTCACCACCATCGCCACCACCAGCGCCAGTTCAAGAAGTTATACAAACTGCGCCGAAAGGTCCAACGGTTGCTGAAATAAATCAGAGAAGAATAGGTATAAATCGTAGGGGAAGAAGAGCCACAATTTTAACTTCTACAAAAGGTGTAGACGAGGACCTCACGTTAGGTACAAAAAATTTACTAGGATAATTAATGCCAGAAAACAAAAAACTTGCGCGAGAATTAAAAGCTAATTTATCTCGGCTAATCGATACTAGAAAGAATTTCGAGTCTCACTGGCAAGAGTGTGCGGATTTATTTTTACCAAGAAAAGCCGATATTACCGAAAAACATACTAGAGGTGATAAACGAAATTTACAGATTTATGATTCATCACCAACGCATTCGCTTGAGCTGCTCGCATCAAGTTTGCACGGAACTATAACTAGCAGTTCGACAAGGTGGTTTAATTTAAGATTTAAAAATGCTGTACTAAACGATTCAGATGAAGCCAGAGAGTGGTTGGAATCGGCGGAAGAAATGATGTATATGGCATTCGCTCGTTCGAATTTTCAACAGGAGATTCACGAGTGCTATTTTGATTTGCTTTGCTTCGGTACAGCGGCGGTTTTCTTAGAATCGGACAGCGATGACATCATAAGGTTCAATTCAAGGCATATTAAAGAAATTTTTATAGCCGAGGATGCTCGAGGCGCAATTAATTGCATCTACCGTAAATTTAAAATAACTGCAAAAGCAGCGGTAGAAAAGTGGGGTTTAGAAAACCTAAGTAAAAATATTCAAAGCTTATATAAGAACTCTCCATTTGACGATGTGGAACTTTGTCATATTGTTAAACCTAGAGAGATATATGATCCAAAAAAATTGGACAAAATTAATATGCCGTTCATTTCTATTTATTTGGAAATGGAGTCAGAAAATATAATTAGTGAATCCGGTTTTAGAGAATTTCCATACCTTGTGCCTCGCTGGCTAAAAAGCAGCAACGAGGTTTTTGGGAGGAGTCCGGCTATGTCATGTTTGCCAGATGTAAAAGTTTTAAATAAATTAGTCGAAACTCAATTATTAGCGGCAGCTAAATCTATAAACCCTCCTCTATTAATTCCGGATGACAGTGCAGTTCTACCTATAAGAACGAGTCCAGGATCACTCAATTTCTACCGCGCTGGCGCCAGAGATAAAATTGAACCGTTAAATATTGGAGCCGATGTTGGTTTAGGGTTGAACCTTGAAGAAGCTAGAAGAAAATCGATTGCCAAAGCTTTCTTTGTAGATCAGCTATTGATCCAGGAAGCCAGCTCACGCACACTTACAGCTACTGAAGTTCAAGCTAGACAGGAAGAACGGTTAAAAGTCTTAGGTCCAACAATGGGAAGATTGCAACGAGAACTTTTGCAACCGATGATAACTCGAGTCTTTAATATTATGTTGCGTAACGGACATTTTATCGAAGCACCGAAAATTTTAACAAACCAGGAAATAGAAATTGAATATATTTCAAGCATGGCATTGGCGCAAAAAGCATCACAATTGTCAGGCATCATGAGAGGAATGGAGATATTTGGTTCGATTTCCCAGGTGGCTCCTGTAATGGATTATTTAGATTCAAACGGTCTAGTTAAGGAATTAATTAAAATTTTAGGCTTACCAGCAACGATGATTAAATCCGATGCTGAAGTCCAGAACATTCGAGCTGAACGTCAAGAGCAACAAGCTCAACAAGCCGAAATGCAACAAGCGATGCAAGAAGCGCAAGTTGCGAAAGATGCTGCGCCTGTAGTGAAACAATTAAATGAAGCAACAAACAAACAGTAAACTCGAAAGATTAATTCGAGACTATAAATTTGTTTTTGGAAGTGACGAGGGTAAAAGAGTTCTTTTGGATCTTTCAAAACGATGTGGCGATCAAGTTACAACACATTGTAAAGGCGATAGTCACGAATCCGCGTTCTTCGAAGGTAATAGAAGCGTATTCATATTTATAAAAAACATGGTCAATAAAAAGGAGTAATCTTATGGATCAGACAACTGAAGCGGCTGTTAATGAACAACCAACTCAACCTGATGAGACAACTACGACAAGTGTTTTATCATCAGACCAACCTGTAGAAAAACCAGCGGTAGATTTTAAATCGCTAATTCCACAGGAATACAAAGACGAAAGATCATTGCAAAATTTTTCCAGTATGGATTCTTTTGTAAAGTCTTATCTAAACGCAAACCGTATGGTTGGTTTAGAAAAACTGGCAATACCCAACAAACATTCTACGGAATCTGATTGGGATCAGGTTTATCAAAAACTTGGTAGACCAGAAACACCAGATGAATATAAATATAATTTACCGAAAGAAAGTAAATTAGATTCAGATTCATTAAATGCGTTTTCAAAGCAAGCACATAAGCTTGGATTATTGCCTCAGCAAGCTGACGGAATAATTCAGTATTATCAGGAACTAGCAAATTCTTCGGAAATCGATGCTAATTCTAAAGCCGAGACATCACGCCTTGAAGCTGAGAAATCTTTGAGAAAAGAATTTGGACCAGCTTATAAAGATAAAATAAATGCTGCTAGGCATTTGGCAACCAACACATTAGGTAACGAGTTCCTTTCAAATACTTTGTTAGCTGATGGAAGCATACTTGGAAATAATCCAACTGTTGTCAGAGCGTTTGCGGATTTAGCAAGTAAATTAAGTGAGGATAGCCTAGTAAAGGGTGAACCTTCATCTTATTTATCTATGTCTGAAATCAACAAACAGATTGCAGCATTACAACAACCTGGCTCCGCATATTGGGATAAACACCATCTCAATCACGAAGCCGCTGTACAGGAAGTACATTCATTAATTCAACAAAAGAATAATGAAGAGGCTGTTGAATAAAGAGTTTTGCTTTACGAAAGTAGAGTGAAAAATATTAAGACAATCGTAAAAGACCTTAGTTGACATTAGGAAAAGACTAGCATCCAGAGGATGTAAAGCTCAGGAAGATCCGTAAGGATAATCAACCGAAAATTTGTTTAACACTAACACAGGAGAATTGTAATATGTCAACACAAATTACAACTTCATTTGTTGAACAGTATTCGGCGAACGTGTCGTTACTGGCACAACAAACTGGTAGTAAGCTTCGTAACGCTGTGGATGTGGAATCAATTCGTGGGAAGTCAGCCTTTTTCGATCAGATCGGTGTAACAGCCGCTCAACTTCGAACAAGTAGGCACGGATCGACTCCTCAAATAGATACTCCTCATAGTAGGCGTAAAGTGTCGCTTGATACCTTTGAGTGGGGTGACTTAGTGGACGATTCCGATAAAGTTCGTATGCTAATAGATCCTACCAGTACCTATAGTAAAGCAGCAGCAGCAGCTATGAATAGATCAATTGATGACACTATCATAACAGCAATGAACGCTTCTGCTAATACAGGTGTTTCTGGTGGCGATTCAACTCCTCTACCAAGCAGTCAAAAGACTGCAACTTCAGACCAATCAGACGGTTTGACGATTGATAAATTGCGATCTGCTAAGTACATCCTGGATTCAAACGATATTGATCCTTCTTTGAAGAGATTTATTGTTTGTGGTCCAAAACAAATACAAGACTTGCTAGAGGTAACAGAAGTTACTTCAAGCGACTATGCAGTTGTCAAAGCATTAGCAACTGGAACTATAAATAGTTTTCTTGGGTTTGAATTTATAATGTCAACACGTCTTAACAAAGACGCAACATACACTACCGATCGTTTAGTTTTCGCATTTACAGAAGATGCAGTCAAACTAGCTATCGGCAAGGATGTGACTGCTAAAATTTCAGAACGAGCAGATAAATCTTATTCAACGCAAGTTTATTATGCGATGGATATAGGTGCTACTCGTATGGAAGAAGAAAAAGTAGTTCAGATTCCTTGTAACGAGTAATAGGAGGATATAATTATATGGCTACTGCTAAAGGTGTAGAAATCACCAGACTAGACACGACACCAAGAACACTCCTAGAAAAAGGCTCTGTTGGAACCGTAAAAGTATTTATGGATACCATTGCAGCGGAAACAACTGATATAGATGATGAT